TGCCGACTTACATATTGGAAAACTTGCAACAGCATTTGAAACAGGCGAAGACTATAATTCACAGATAGCCGTTAAACGTGCAAAAGACGGACTACAAGGCATTTTAAACAAAGCTAAAGGGTTTTATATTGACAAAGTATTATTTGTTGCAGGAAACGACATATTACATACCGACAACACCAAACGAACAACAACAGGTGGAACACCACAAGACACGGATGGGATGTGGTACGACAATTTTATAATGGCGAAGAACCTGTATATTGATTTGTTAGAAAAATTATTAAGTTTTGCAGACGTCGAAGTGGTTTACAATCCAAGTAATCACGATTTAACGCACGGCTTTTTCTTAATGCAGTTAATAGAAGCGCACTTTAGTAAGTCCACAATTAATTTTAACGTAGATTTAAAGCATCGTAAGGCATTTAAATACGGAAACAACCTTATTGGAACTACACACGGAGACGGAGCGAAAATTGAACACTTACCTTTATTGTTAGCAACGGAGTTTCCTATTTTATGGAGCGAAACTAAACACCGATATATTTATTCGCACCATATACACCACAAAACAAGTAAAGATTTTATAGGAGTAACATTTGAAACTTTACGCAGTCCGTCAGGTTCGGACAGTTGGCATCAAAAAATGGGATATACAGGCGTTCCACGAGCGGTTGAAGGCTACATACATCACAAAGAATTTGGGCAAGTCGCCCGAATTACGCATATATTTAGCGTTTTATTTCTTTTTTCTTTGTATTTTTAATTTATTATAGTATATTTGTCATTCATAGTTGAAAAAAAGAAAACAGTTGTAAGCTCCCCAGCACGCAGCTGTTAATAATAGCAAAGATTTTAAGGGTTTTACCTGTATAATAATACATTATTAAGTAAAATTCACCTTAATTAAGTGTTTTACTTATTTAGAATGAATATAAATTACACTTTTTTTTATTCAGAAAACGTAATAAACACAAGGATTTTAAAAATAAATTAAAAATAATTGTTAAAAAGTATTGTAGTTATTAAAATAGTATTTATATTTGCATATAATTATTAATGAAACAATTTAAAACTATGAAAACTTTAACAACAACTTACACTTACAACACAACAAAAGGAACTAACGTAGAAACTTTTACATCAACAGGTTACATTACATTAACTCAAAACGGATTATTTAAATACGAACACCATTTTGGTAGCCATATGTTAAACTTACAAGAGCAAATGTTAGTAAAAGAATTAATAGAAAATAACATAAGCTACGAAAAGACAATAGCGTAATAAAAAAACAAGGGGTGCGACTTGGTAACGCACACTAATTTAAAACTATGAAAACAGAATTTAACAAAGTAATTGACTTCTTGGAAACACAACAACAGGAAAACAAACTAAACACGAACCAACTGCATTTAATCATCCAGACATTAGCAACATTTTTAGACGATGAGCAATTGCAGGAAGTAGAAAATTTATTTAACCAATTTTAAAAATAACACTATGAAAAATTTAATTGATTACTTTACACCAACAACCGAAGAACACAAATCGTTTTTAAGGCACTTTTTAAGCACTCTAACGGCTTTTATGTTGTTGGGTGGTATGTTCTATTGTTTAATGTATTTAAAAGCGTTGTAAGATGGAAAATAGAAATTTAGAATTTTGGAACAAAGGTTGGGAATTAACCTACGAGTTTTTAGGTTGGACTTATTCAATTGCAGGAACTTGGGAGTTCAACGATTGGGACGAAGTTTCGGAATATGCGTTTATTGAATTAGATGTTGAAATTTCGCAGAAGTGGGAAACAGAAACAGACGATAATTTACAACCGCACGTTTTAGGTGTTCGTCTTTTGGAAGATTTGCGCCTTGAGATGCAGGAAGCAATAAACAGTGATTTGGTACATTATAACTTCTGGGAATGGAAAGCGAGTAACGACGATAGTAACTACACTTTTTACCACGAACTATGACAAGCGGAACTACTTACGAGCAATTAGATTGGTGGCAACGACAATGGCGAGGAACATTTGACTTGGGGTTATACCTTGAGATTTGCAGAATTAAAAAAAACGAACAAATAAAATATAAAGAAATGAAAAGATTTAAAGCAACTTTTAAAACTTGGGCATACGTTGGCGCACCTGTTAAGTTAGAAACACGAATAGTTGAAGCTTACGACTTTCAGCACGTTAAAAACTTAATACAAAAAAACGACGATATTATTTTAGAAATTAAACAAATAGAACAATGAAAAAGACAGCAGTAGAATGGTTGAGAGAAAAGTTATGGAAAGAGTTTAATTTTTCCTTTAGTGATAACATACTTGAACAAGCCAAAGAAATAGAGAAGGAGCAGATGAAATACTTTATACAAGTAGGTTATTATGCACACTCACAAGGTCACAAAAAAGACGAAGAATTATATAATTATTGGATTGATAACTATAACAAATAGAAAAATGAAAACAGCACTACAGGAAGTATTTAGCGATTTAGAAAAATTGCATCCAAATTTATTTAATGTTTACACAACTGAAGGTAAATTTTTTATTAACCACTTTCATAAATATTTAGAACTGGAAAAACAACAAATAGTTGAAGCACACGGAAACAAATTAAAGAAAAGTAAAGACGAAGGAAATTACGAATATTGGTTTAGTGGCGAAGACTATTACAACAAAACATTTAAAAACACGAAACAATGATAGAATTAATAAAAGAAATAATAGAACAAGACGGACTTGCACAAAAAAACCGAAAACGTGAAATAGTACACCGAAGAATTTATTTGTTCAGGAAGCTGCGAGAAGACGGACACACACTTAAAGGAATTGGAAGTTTGTTTAATATGAACCACGCAACAATACTACACGGTTTAAAAACTTACCAAGATTTAGTTGATGTAAACGACAAACTATTTTTACACGACATAGAATATTACAAATTGCTTTTAAGTTTAGAACGTCCAGAACTTGACTTGCGTAAAGAAATAAAAGAAGCAAAAAACTTAAAAGACTTGCGTAAAATTCAGTTAAGAATAAGAAATAAATTTTATTAACTTTAAAGAAAAAAAAATGATACAAATAAAAGACGAATTTAAAAAATTAATACCAGCACTAACAGCTGAAGAATTTAAACAACTTGAACAAAATTGTTTAGACGAAGGAATACGAGAAAAAATAATAACTTGGAACGGGTTTATAATTGATGGACATAACCGATTTGAAATTGCTACACGTTGGAATTTAGAATATCAAACAGAAACTAAACGTTTTAAAGACGAAAACGAAGTTAAAGAATGGATGATAAACAATCAGTTTGGTAGAAGAAATTTAAACAACTATCAAAGAGGAATTTTAGCTTTAGAACTTGAAAGCGTTTTTAGTGAACGAGCAAAGGAAAAAGAATTAGAAAGAAAAACCACTTTTGTGAAATCACAAAAGTCAAATTTAGAAACAATAAACACTAATAAAGAATTGTCTAATGTTTCTGGAGTTGGACAACAAACAATTGCAAGAGTAAAAGTAATTAAAGCAAAAGCAAGTGAAGAAGTTAAAGCAAAATTAAACACAGGAGAAGCAAGTATTAACGAAGCATATCAAGACATAAAAAAAGAAGAAAAACAACAGATAAAAACAGATGAAAGAGAAAGACTTGCGGAAATAGGTAAAACAAAAAAGATAGATATTGATTTTAGATTAGGTGATTTTGAAGAAGTTTTTAAAGATATACCTGATGGAAGTATTGATTGTATAATTACCGACCCGCCATATCCATATGAATTTATTGAAGTTTGGAGTAAATTATCAAGAGTTGCAAAAAGAGTATTAAAACCTAATGGTTATTGTATTACTTATTCAGGACAAATGTATTTGCCTGAAGTGATGCAAAGAATGTCTGAAAATTTAGACTATTATTGGACTTTTGCTGTTTATCACGAAGGACAAACACAAATAGTTAATGGTATAAATTTAATGTGTAGATGGAAACCTGTATTAATTTTTCAAAACGGCAAAAAGAAAATTGAGAATACTTTTCAAGATTATTTTATTTCAGAACAAAGAGAAAAAAACGGACACGATTGGCAACAAAGTAAAAGTGGAGTTGGTTATTTAATTGAGATGTTTACTAAAGAAGGAGACACTATTTTAGAACCATTTGCAGGTAGCGGCACAACAATTATTGCTGCAAGAGATAAAAAAAGAAATGTGATTGCATCTGAAATAGATGAAAAAACTTATAATATAGCTAAAGCATTAATATGACACGACAAGAAGTTACAGGAGTTAGAGATTTAGGTTTTAGTAATTGGATAAGAAAAGAATTACCAGACTCTTCAACAGGTTTTTCAGCAAGTGATTTAGATTTTATGCTATGGAATTGGAAAACAAAAAAAATTATTTTATTAGAAATAAAAACAAGAAATGCTAAACCAAGAGAAGGTCAACACAAAATGTTTAAATTACTTAATAAATGGATTAAAAGTGGAATTGATGATGATTGGACTTATTTAGGTTTTCATTTAATTCAGTTTGAAAACGATGAAAATTTCAATAACGGAGAATGTTTTTTAAATTATAATCAAATAACAGAGTGTGAATTAATTAAATTTTTAAGTTTATATTAAAATTATAGTTATATTTGCAACTGTACTCGTCTAACATTATAAGTACAAAAGGAATTATTACCCTTGTTTATGAAGTTGAAGTTAGACGCAACGGATTTTACAAGGGTTTTTTTATTTAAAAAATTTAGTATGGCTGAAGAAAAAAAAGGGTTTATATTGTATAGTGATATAATACATACAATAGAAAAATTAACAGACGAACAAGCAGGTGTTTTGTTTAAACATATTTTAAAGTATGTAAATGATTTAAACCCAGAATGCGAAGACTTAATAACTGAAATTGCATTTGAACCAATTAAACAAAGTTTAAAACGTGACTTGTTAAAATGGGGCGATAAGAAACAAAAACGAAGTGAAGCAGGAATAGCAGGAGCAACAAAAAGATGGCAAAATATAGCAAACGATAGCAAACGCATAAAACCGATAGCAAACATAGCTGTAAGTGTTAATGATAGTGTTAATGTAAATGTAAAAGATATATATAGAAGCTTCGCTCATTTGTCTATTTCTGAAGACGAAGTAAAAAAGTTATTAGATAAACATACAATTACACAAATAAACAACGTATTAAACGACATTGAAAACTACAAGCAAAATACTAAATATAAAAGTTTATATTTAACGGCAGTAAAATGGCTACAGAAAAACGAACCAACAACCGAAGGTATTTCACCTGAAGAAATAAAAGCAAGAAAATATGGATATATTAACTAACGGTTCAGCACTTGACTATTTATTGAACTACAGGGACGGCAAAATTAAACACGGTTTAGAACTTGGAAATGGACTTGATGACTATTTAAAATTTAAACGTAAACAAGTAAATATAATTTTAGGACACGACAACGTAGGTAAAACTTACTTTATAAATTGGTATTTTTTAGCACTTGCACTTAAACACAAATTAAAGTTTATTATCTGGAGCGGTGAGAACCAACACGGACAAATTTTGCGAGATTTAATACAAATGTACGCAGGAATAAATTTTAAACAATTAACACACGATGAAATTAGAAACTATTCAGCTTACTTGGAACAATACTTTACATTTGTAAAAAACGACCGACTGTACAAACACGAAGAACTATTTAAAATATTTGAACAAAGCGAAGCAGATGTTGCACTAATAGACCCATTTACCGGACTTGATAGGAATATGACTTACGAAGGTAACTACCAATTTATGAACGCAGCAAGACAATTTGTAAACAAAACAGGAATGACAATTTATATTAATACTCATCCGAATACTGAAAGCGGAAGGAATTCTAATATTTATACTGAAGGAGACTTTAAAGGACATTTAAAAGCACCGTTAAAAGACCACGTAGAAGGTGGCAAAGCATTTACAAATAGGTGTGACGATATGATAGTTGTTCACAGACTAATAAAACACGATGTAATGAAATTTGTAACTTGGGTTTCAACTGAAAAAATTAAAGACGTAGACACAGGCGGAAAACATACAGGACTTAACGACCCTGTTTATTGCGAATACAATTACGGATTAGGTTTTAAAGTTTACGGAAAAGACGTAATTTCTGAATTTAGACCAACAAATAATATTAACTTAAAACCTTTTTAAAATGGAACTTGACTTATTAAGTAGCAGAATAAACTTAAACCACACTTGTTTAAAATTACAAATTAGCATTGAAGACATAAAAACGAAACATCCAAAAAGAACTGATTTAATAAGTTCAATGGAGCAAAGTTTACACGAAATAAAAAAAGCAATGGTTGTTTACCAAACGTTAGAAAAGGAATTTAGAGTTGCAAGGCAAACAAACTTTAATT